GCTGAGTTCTTTTTGGTGATATCCTGTATCTCGGCGAAAGATAACTCCAAAGTTACATCTTCATTACCATATAACTCTATAAACTCCTGATTTCCGTTAACATAACATCTTATCTGTAAACTCATTAGCCTTGTGTTCTATATCTTTTAACACTACCATACGATAATGTAAACTGGTATTGAAATATCTTTTGATATTGTTTTTGGTATACCTCAAATGTCTTGTCATCAATAACCACTGGTATCAAATGTTGATACATTCTAATCTCCCCTAAACAACTTGTACAATCTTCTGTTGAAGGATCATAACAAGGATCAACTTCTAATGTATTCCCTGTTATAATATATACTTCGGGGGACATAAAAAACTCCTGTACTATCTCAGTATCATTCTCATCCATATACCAACTTGAACACTGAATCTTATAATCAGCCATTTGTTCGTATATGTTCTGTCCTCTTTGATAAGAACCCCTTGCATAGAATTGTTTGTTCAAAGAAGCTTCTTGTTGATATATCTTTCTCTCTACTTCAATTGTCTTTGATGACTTCTTACCAAATGTATAGGTGTCCCACATTCCTCTTGAGTTTAGGAACAATACATGGATAGGTTCATTTATACAATCTGGTTCTTGCATGTAGAACTCAAGAACTTCACTATTCCTCTCTGAGAAATCTAAATTACCACTATTTGGAACTGTGTAGAAACAAACTTTCTCTGAACCAGTGGGGATAACATTTGTACCCTCTTGAGTAACATTATATGGGAGATAAAATACCCCCATTTTGAATAGGTCCCAAACATTAACTAATGTGGAATTATTCAAGGTAGATGCTGAGTAAGTATATGGATCAGATTTACTTAATGCTGATCTTATTGCTACAGCTCCTACCGAATTGGTGAAGTAATCATTTGCTCCATCCAAGAATGAAACAATAATAGGACAATCAGGGTGATGCATTCTTCTTCTAACTTTACCTGACACAATATCAGGTTGAGATAGAACTTGATATCCACTACCTGCAGCATTTAAGAATTGTCTAGGTCCACAATCCTTATCTTCACCTTGTTGTAATTTGTATTTGAACAAATCGTACCAATACCATGATTGATTTGGTACCTGAAAAAAGTTGGGGGATTGGTTATATGTATTGCCTAAGGTCGCTGCGGACAAATAAGGTTGTGGAATTAATGAGTTATCCACACCAGGAAAAATATTGATGGGACTTGGTTGGAAAGATGCGTTTTCATCTATATCAGTCACTATCGTAGATCCTGATAAATATTCACAACCAACCACAATCTTATATTGCTCTACATGCCATAACTGATCCAAATTAGCATTTGGTGATCCCCCTGGCCATAAGTTATATGCGTTATATGTTCTTGTATTAGTAGCATCAGATAAGGTGATAATTGAGTTCTCCTCAGCAACATAGTTCAAATAAGGATATGTTGTTCCTGAGAACCTTGGATTGGATTTAAGGAATGTTCTTACAATCTCTTCCAATTCTACTATTGCTTTACCATACTGATTTGGTCTAACTTTTAATCTCGTTGCATATTGTGGATCGTTGCTATTCGGTCTGAAATAGACATCAATCAAATATTTGAAATTAGTATATGTATATGCTGTCGAACTTAATGTATAGACATGTTCCCCATTTGAAGGGGTTATAGTCAGTGGTGATTGTTCAACATTTATTATAACTGCCATAATATTTTATTTATCCTTCAAAAACATTCTCGAAGAACTTTTCGATATCCAAACCTAATCCTCTTATCGCTTCATTCTCAAACTCACTTTCAAATATCTTAAAAGCTTCATCGTAAAAATAAGTTGGTTGAATACCATTTTCTTTTATGCTTCTGCTTATTGCAAAAGCGGTTGATTTTATATTAAACTTTTGGAACTTACCTGTTTGTTTGTTCTTATTAAATCCCTTCGCTCTTATCCATCTCATTAGGGGTTTTATTGGAACATATTTACCTGGTCTTCTACCATCATTTACATATTGCCAATAATCTAACATTTCAACAGTAACATTCTGTGTATCAGGATTCCAACTAACTTGAATTGAATTATAAAGTGCTCCTGTTTGTTTGGTCATATTCCTAATTCCCGTAGCTCTCTTTTGACCTGCAAATCCTGGTGCAAATGGATATGGTTTTGCTAAAGCTTTTTTAAGAGCTTCTTGAAACTTGTTTGCCAAGTATTCCATAGCCTGATTATAATTCTCTAATGGATCCATTATAAATCTTCGTTGTTATCACAAGGAGGGAAGTTATCAAATGGTGCATTACACCTATCAATAGCATCTGGTATCCTTAATCTTATTTTACCTGACCAACCTGAAACATAATCATCAAATGACTCTGAGAATGGTTCCATTTGGATGGGGTAATCTAAATCCCAATTACAATAACAAGTATCTACAGAATATTTCATCTGAGATATAATATCTTTCAATATATCTAAGGTGTCACTCCACACATCAATCTCATTTTCCCAATTCTTTGTATTGAGAATATCCATAACCATTATATTGAAACTATATACCATTTCCCTACCATCAGTTTGTGCTGCTTCAGGAATAACCCACATCAAAGGGTAGTATGGTGCTAAGTTTTGTTCTGTATTGTCTTGCTTTAATCTTTGCTCACAATAGTAGATTAATTGTTGTACATCCCCTATACCATAAGCCTGTATTTGCTCATGATACTCAGATATTGTCTTTAACAAATCTGTGATCTTCTTAAAATTATAGTATCCTACTGCGTTTGGCATATTAGAATCTTTTTATACTTTGTAATATCTTTTTATTTTCTTTTTCCCTTAATCTACTCACATCTTGCATATAAGCCATATAGTTCAACACATAGACTAGGGGATATGTTGTTATTTTTTCTGTCTTCGTGATATCCTCGTTAGCCAGTTGGAAAATCGTACCCAACCAACCCCAATGCTGATTAAAGCTACTGATTTCACGAGCATCCAAGTCATCCTCAATCCTATCTTCATCCTGTTCCACAAAGAGATCCTTAAACTTCCCTGTGATATTTTTCCTAAACGCAAAAAAAAACTCGAAGCACCATTAACATACTTGACCGGTAACTTCTTGAACTCCTCCGCTTTAATAGGTATCAATCTTGAGTCGTAAGGAACATACATTCCGTGTTTATCAACTTCCCTATACAACATAGCCATTAACAAGTTTAATTGTGTTTTCTTTTCATTTGCTGGTTTAGATAAGAACGAATCAATATCTACGAACTCACCAAATGTTAAATTGGGGAGATCCAAGAACTTGTATTTCTTACCATTAAACTCAAACTCATTTCTAAACTTCTTACTCTCATTTAGGAATGTTGCTGATATCTTATTTGTGGCTTGTAGGATTTCTTCATAATCTGAGTTTTCTATTTCTACTTCAGATAAACCAGTTACGAAACTTAATAATTTAACTGCAAACTCTTGTTCTTCTGTCCACTCTTGTAGTGCCATTAATTTTGACCACTGCTCTATTGTAGGTTCTGTTATCTCGTATTTCTTGTTTTGGTATGTAATGAAGTTATCCATCATATTAAAATATATTTTCAGTTTATTTTGTTCACAACTATCTTACAACATATGTTCCGTAAGTTGCTTTCTTCTTCAATGCTTGAAATGCTAACGCAACTGAAATTACGATATCATCGTGAAATCCATTTGGAGACCCATATTTGACCTTTCTTGTTTTGGGTGAGTATTCATATGTAAACACAGAGAACTCTTGGTAAATGTCAGCAGATAAAGTTTGGGATGGTAATTTGATCTTACCTTCATTCATCCCCATAATAAGATCTTCAATCATATTCTGTTTTGAATCACTTGTTGTAACAAATGGTTGAATTGGGGAATATTGTTTTTTTAATGTTTCATAAAGTACATCACCAATTGAGTTAACCTCTGCAAATCCTATTGGTCTCCATTTCCTTAGTTTTGCTAGTACTTCTGAAATAATGATATCCCACGACTTTTGTCTTTCACGATAAAAATCGACCATTTCTCCCTTCGAATTAAAGATGGATAGTACTGTGTAGTCATTTTGACGACCAAAATCGAGTCCTGCATAATATTTCTCATTTGCTTCTTGTGGTGCATAATGTGACATTATTGCAGTCAACTTTAGGTTTCCAAATACTTCCCCTCCGTCATCTAAGAACTCTGCTAGTATTTCCTGTCTGAATATATTGTCAGGTAATGATTGTTTTGCTTCTTGTAGTTCACTATCTGAAATGTAAGGGGAATCATATGAACTAGCAACAATTGTTTTGTATTGAGGATAGTCAGCACTAAGTCCTCTCATAGCCATATTGTAAAACCAGTTCTTACCTTTGGGGGTTGATAAGAATAATATCTTTTTACCCCTAACTAATGTTGTTGCTCTGAGTACTTCAGACCAAACATTATTCTTGATGAATGCCGCTTCATCTACAACTAAATAAGTCAAGCTATTACCCCTTAGTCCATCTTCCCTTTCTGCAGATCTAAAGTATAAAATTGAACCATTTATAAAGGTTATTGTAAGTTCTGACTTATTGATTGACTTTGTTACACCAGTTCCTTGTAAACTATTAGACAGTTCTTGAAACACTTTTTTACTCTGTTGATATATTGGTGCTACCCACATACCAATTGAGTTATTATCTTCTAATACCCACTTGAGCATTATATTCATACCCAAGAAACTCTTTCCAACTTGTCTACCACAGTTAGCAATAACATACTTAACATCTGGTAATAAACAGACATCAATTATTTCTTGTTGTTTTAATGTGGGGGTAAAACCTATGAGTTGGATTTCTTTACTCACAATAACTTCCCTTGAACTGGTTTATTTTTCTCGTGTTCTATCCTTGCTTTTGCTATTTCCATATACTCACTTTCCTTTTCTATACCGATAAAATTAACTCCACATCTAACTGCTGCTTTACCAGTTGAACCACTACCCATAAACGGATCTAATGTCGTTCCACCTTTGGGGGTTACAAGATTTATTAAGTATCTCATAAGGTCTGTAGGTTTAACTGTTGGGTGATTATTTTTCGTTTCTACTGGTGCCCATTTTGGGTCATTTTCAATACCGCCACTATTCACTCTATTTAGTATTCTATTAGGTTGGTTCTCCAACCCCTCGTTTCTATCTTTCTTTGATGTCTTGGGACAATAGAAAAATCTACTTGCTCCACCTTTATCATCAAAACCAGCAACCTTACCTGAAGTTCTTTTAGTTTCTTTCCATCCGCTTGGATTGATTCTATCTTCTTTACCTTCAATAATTCTAACTCCTCTATTTGATTTTCCTATACCACTCTGTTCGTCCAATAGTTGTCCCGCTTCTTCATCAAATATTATGTTTGCTGGCCATCTACCTTGATGAGTATTACCTTCATAGTTTTCTCCTGCTACGAAACCTTTATCACCCCATCCATTAGTTTTTATATCATCAGTTCCAATCCTACTACCATCAATATTGATTCCACCTGTTCCGTGTTTCAATACATTCTCTGCGATGGACTTTTCACTTAAAGGTTTTCTTGCCATAACGATTGGTTCGTGTGCTGGTTTCATCGCTGTCCCCATAGGTTCAACATCTAAAAGAAAATCAGGTTTGATAAACTTTCCATCAATATCTTTTTTTATTTTATATTTTGTTCCAAATAATTCAATCTCAAATGTTTCCATCTTGCTTTAATTTTTGATAATCTTTATACAACAATTCAATTTCCTCAAAAGTTGAATCTGATTTTATTCTGTTTGCTCTATTACTGATTATTCTAATATTTCCAACAATATATCCTTTTGTTGAATCAATTCTATCTAATGAAGGTGAATAATCTTTTGGACCTGCTCCATTATTTTTTTCTAATTTAATATTTAAGATGGGGCAATATTCTGGTATTTCAGGTATATCTTGTGGTGTTAAATTAAACTCTAAATCTTTTTTCCTTGCTCTTCTACTTGCGTGACTCCAAACTTCATATCTATATTCTCTGTCAATTCTACGAGACATTCCGTGTTTAACATTTTGGCATTCCCTACTACAAAAATGATTTTTATTTCTTTTGTAATGTGAAATACCACCTTTATACACAAATGATTTATTACAAGTAGGACAAATTATTTCCATTCTATATTATTTTGATTTTGTTTTTTTAATTCTTCTTCTATCAAAGATAATACTTTTTTTCCTATGTTATGACTTTTAGGAAATCCAGAACCAAATACCCACATTAATTGATCTCTAATCTCAAACCCCGCATCCTCGAATGCTGTTGCCATTCTATGATATGTTCTTGGAGCACTAAACGATAAGATATGTCCCCCTGGCTTTAATATTCTCAAACATTCTGCTGCCCATAACTCACACCAATCCTGAAACCATTTACCTTCTTTCGCACCTTTGATTGCCAAACCTGGTGGAACTGATTTTGAGAAGGGAGCATCAGTTGGGGATTTACCCTCCGCTTTTCTTTCAGCACTTCTATCTGCTTCTCTTTGGGTTAGTTGTCTTAACTTCTCTGGACTATCCCATTCTTTATTCATAAATCCTAATCCGTATGGTGGATCTGTAACCACACTATCTATTGAGTTGTCTGGTATTGTCTTTAATACCTCAAGACAATCTCCCAATCTTAAATCTATATTCATCTACTTGCATTCCTTTTATGATACGAACTTCTTGAGTCGTGTTTATTAAATGATTTCTTTGCTACACCTCGTTTCCTTTTTCCGAATGTAACTTTCCTTAACGATTCTGATTTACCTTTAGCCATTATCTTCTGGATTACCGAAATTGAGTTTTATGGATGTTCCCCTGACTTCAACCTTATCAGGTTCATTAAGTCCAATTAACTTAGCCAAATCGTTTAATGCACCCCTTGCATTTGTTAGATCCTTATTGTTAATTGCTTGATCATATATGTCCCAATATTTCATAGTATGTTTGAGGACTAGTTTATCTTTCTCCAAATCAAACTTCTTTCTGATTAATGACCAAACCTTTAACCAATATTCATTAGCTTGAGATTTACCTATTTTCTCAGTTTCTTTACACCAATTAAGATATTCAACATAAGACATATGTTGATCCAATATTATTTTAGCACTCCTATTTAGAAATGCTCTTGTTTCAGGGGAGGTAAACTTCTTTTTCTTTGACCCCTTAGGTCTACCTATGGGGTTCTTACCAGTATCAACTGGTAAGTCCTCATCTGTAAAATTACTTTCCATTTATATTAATTTTATATTCGTTTTCGTTTAGGGTATTACCCGACTCTGACTCGTATCTCGCTTTTGCTTCTTCCCAAATCTTTCTCTTCAAAGCCTCTACGGCAAGATACTGAGATAATCTTTTTTCATTTCTCGCTTTAATTCTTTTGTTGTGAGCTTTTTTTCCGTTTCGTTTTCTACTGACTGGCATAATTTTCTACTTCTTGGTGATGATTTATTGAACTCTATTCCTTCAAACTTTTCGATAACATTCTCAAATATCCCATCCATCATGAGTTGCATTTCTGATAGAATTATGTTTTTATCTTTTATCTTTGGGAAGAAAGTAAACTCGAAATTAACAAATGCTTTACCTGTTTCTTCTATTGAATCAGGATAAACTTCAGATGTAATAAATTGTCTTCTATATACTGTTTGATTGATATCCTGACTTAAGTATTGTCTAATCCTGTAATTCAACATTTGTATAGTTCTGATTTTCTTTTCTTCAGTAACAGTCATATGACCTTTAACAATCATACTAATGCTTTTGATATCAAATCTATCAATCATTAAATACCCAATTTTAATTTTATCCTTATAGTCAGTGAATCTTTCCAAACCTTTTTTTGGTATCATTTTGTCCGTAATTTATACTAAAAAAATAAAAATTAATTTATTTCTGTAAATATAGTCCTTAAATAAATATGGGGAAAATATAAAATATTCATATCTTCCCCTATAATAATTGTTATTAAAAAATTGTTTTACCCATAAATTGATTGATGCTTTATTTTCAACCTTCTTGCAAGGTTAATAAAACACTTTCCACAACCTGGTCTTTTACTTTCCTTGAAGATCCTATTTGAGAAATTA